TACCAGTCTTGGGAATCTTATCATTGATGGTATTCAGAGTAGTCTGTAAGTTAGTCACATCAGCTACAGCATGAGTATGAGCCTTGTTGGCTTTACCTGCAAGCCCATCTGTAAGAGCTGTAGTTGTCGCATAGTCCCCTTTAGGTTGCTTACCATCAAGGGTAGTCTGAAGGTTAGTCACATTAGAGATACTGTGTGTATGACTTTCAGATGCCATAGGGTAGTTAGTACCAGCAGTACCACTCATGCCTACCCACTTCTTCTTTGTCTTATCCCAGACTAACTGACCCTCAACACCAGCATAAGCATTGATCTGTGCAGTAGTACCAGTTAATTGTTTTCTTTGTTTAATTGCCATAATTCACTTTAAGGGGTACCTAAGTCCCCGTAATCTACAAATCCTTCAAAAGTAGCAACACTAAGTTTACCATTAAGTGCATCCTGAAGACCAGTCACATTAGCTACCGTATGGGTATGGGATGCATTAGCTTTACCAGCAAGCCCATCTGTAAGAGCTGTAGTTGTCGCATAGCTCCCCTTGGCTTGCTTACCATCAAGAGCAGTCTGAAGACCCGTAACGTTAGCTATAGTGTGTGTATGGGATGCATTAGCTTTACCTGCAAGACCATCTGTAAGAGCCTTAGAGGTAGCATAGTCACCCTTAGCCTGCTTGCCATCAAGAGCAGTCTGAAGACCAGTCACCTCAGCAATAGCATGAGTATGAGCCTTGTTGGCTTTACCTCCAAGACCAGTACTAAGAGCTGTAGCTGTAGCATAGATACTCAGATCAGGTTTATTCTTAATGAAGTCCTTCTGAGTACTATCGGACTGATCCCAGTCAGCCTGAAGCTGACCTGTAGATGCCTGATCAGCATAACTTCTAGCTAAATCTGCCTGTTTCTTAGCTTCAGCTTCAGAAGCCTTAGCTTTATCCGCAGAACTACTAGCAGATTCCTTATGGGTAGCCGCAGTGTCCTCAGAGAGCTTAGCCGCCTTAGCTGAGTTAGCACTAGCAGTAGCCTGTGTGGTAGCTGTAGTGGCACTACTAGCAGAACTCTTTGCGCTAGCATCTGCCTGACTAGCTGAGGTACTAGCAGAGGTTGCACTAGCTTCAGCTTCAGAAGCCTTAGTAGTAGCAATGGTAGCCTGAGCAGTAGCCTTAGTTACCTCAGCCTTAGCTAAGTTAACCTGCTTAGTACCTTCAGCCTGTACGGACTGCACAGAGGTAGCTTCAGCATCAGTCACCTTCTTTACAGAGCTAGTACCAGCATCAGTTACTCTAGTTACCTGTTTGGTACCCTCAGCAGTAACCAAGGCAGTCTGTTGCTTAGCAATATTGGCCTGCTCAGTAGCCTTAGTTACTTCAGCCTTAGCTAAGTTAACCTGTTTAGTACCCTCATCAGTCACTTGCTTGACAGCTGAGGCAACAGCCTGATTAACTGCCTGACCCCCATCAGTCTTAGCCTTGTTAGCATAATACTTAGCAGAATACTCAGTATCATCAACAGTGCCATCCATCTTGTTAGCCCAGTCCTTTGCAAGACTAGCACTACCTGATGCACTCACCTTAGATGCCTGAGCACTAGCTTCAGCACTACTCGCATTAGTAGCACTTGTTTCAGCACTCTTAGATGCCTTCTCAGCTCTAACTGTAAGGGCATTAACAGTGTTAACTGACTCAATAACTGTCTCAAAGTCAGGAGCTAAGCCTGCAACAGTACGGACTGACTCAATGTTGTCTGCAACAACCTTGATGTTACCACCAGTGATTGTCGGTGAGGGAACACTCGGATTCCCTAAGTCCCCATAGTCATCATAGAGGGTATCTGAAAGAGAACCTGTAAGGTCATTACCTACAATGTTAATGTTGCTGATACTATTTGAGTCAGTAACAACACTATCAATGTTATCAGCTACGACCTTAATCTCAGGAGCAATAGGGACAATGACATTAGCTACTGAGGTAACTGCCTCTTCAGATTTCTTAGCGTTAACCTCAGATTCCTTAGCGTTCTTAGCACTGAGGACAGCCTCATCAGCTCTTGCTACAGTGATTGCAGTGTTATCTTTGGTTTCCTTATGGAGAACCCGATCCTCTGCAATGATCTCTCTAGCTTCCTTAATGATAGCCCTATTCTCAGTCCTTACTTCATCAGCATGAGCAGAGGCACTTACAGCATTCTCTTCAGAAGTCTTAGCTTTTGTCTCAGACAACTTAGCGTTCTCTTCGGACTTCTTAGAGTTAGTCTCAGCTTCAATAGCTCTGTCTCTAGCCTTCTCAGCATCAAGCTTTGAATGAAGGGCACCTAAAGCATCAGCCTTATAGATGCCATAAGTCATAGCATCATTATCAGCTACAGGGGTACCAACATTAATAATTCTCTTGTTTCTAGCATCCCAGTTATTCTCTCTGTCGACAACAAGAGCATCATTGATGACATCACGTGCTTCTTCAGCAATATGAAAAGCCTGAACTTGAGCAGTATCCAAGTCCTTAGAGTACAACACAGAGCCATCTCTAAAAGATGCCACTCTTTCTTTAACTGAGGTATATCTTCGGATAGTGATTGTCTGTGCTGTAGTAGGGACAATCTTTCTCAGTCTGATTGTAGTAGCATCCACAAAGTAATAGTCCGCAGAAGTATCTGTAGTGCTACCACCTTTGAGTTCTGTAACGGAATCTAAAATAACCTTCACAAAACTCTTTCTAAGGTAATCGAAGGGTACTGCAAAATCAGTAGTACTTCCATCACCCCTATAAATAATAAGTGTGTTTGCCATTTATTTGTTATCTATATGTTCATAAGCAGTTTCCTTAAGTTGATTCTTTAAGTAATCAACATTAGGAATTACTGCAAGGAAATCTCTTACAAGAGCCTTTTGGGATCTCTTAAGGTTTCTATCTATTTCAGCATCACTATAAGTACCATCACCTTCAAGATATGTATAACGCATAATATTAGCCATATCCGCAGGGGTTCTTAAGGCAGTATTTACCATTCTAGCCGCTGGAAAGAAGTCTACAATGTTCTCAACAGAGAAAGGCTCAAATTCACCTGTCTTAGCTCTTGGTGTAGTAGTAGACTTTAAGTCACCACCAACAAAAGGACTAAGAGGTAAAGAAATAGCGGCATACATCCCTGAGCGTAATCCTGCATTCATAAGAAACCTAAAGAAGGTTCCATAATCTGCTTCGTCAAGAGATTCTACACCATAGTTTCTTTTCCACCACCTCTTTCTGTCTTCATCAGACATACCAGCAGTTTTAGCACTAGACTGTGCAATAACACCCAACCCTGCAAGAGCTGTTGAAATACTATGTGTCTGAAGTTGTCCAATAGCATCACCTTCTTCGAATCTATTGATAGACTTCATAAATCTATTATTCCAAGAGGCTAATGCAAAAGTCTTAAACTGGAATAAAAGACCGAGTAGAGGAGAGGCTTTAGATCCCTGCCAAAGCATAGTGTTAGCTAAAGAATTCCTTTGGATACACTCAGAAGCCACATAGTTTCCCAAACGTCTCAAAGTAAACATAGCTCTTGGATCATTAAGTAATGCCATATGATCAGTCACTTTGAAACCCATGGAGGCATCTGCAATAGCAACAGGCTCAAAGGCTTTTCTCATGGCAGTTTCAAGGTGCTTAAAATCAGCCATAGAAACACCGGCTCTTCTTAGAGTAGTCCTATTGAGAAACCCCTTAGCCCAACCTTTAGGATCACCTAAAGGAGAAGACTTATAGAGATACCTCAAGTATTCCCCTAAGAACTCATCTTGGGCAGTCTTAACAATGCTTTCCTGAGTGGCATTAAGGAATCTAGTCAAAGGAGACCATTCAGCTAACTGTGCTGTACCTGCCACAAGTTTAGCACTAATGGAGCCTTCACCATACTTATACTCAGCTCTTGCTAAAGCTTCATCCCAAAGCCTAAGCCCTCTAGTTTCATAACCAAAGAGCATATTCATAAAGGAACGTCTCCATTCAGGAGTATATTCACCTTTAGACCAGCTTGAGAATTTACCTGCAAGACCCGGAATAGACTTAATAAAGAAGGTGCCCCCATAAGCCTTAACAGCTTCAGCCTGCTCAGTTAAATTCAAGAGACCCATGTAACCATTAGATGTAAAGAAAGTCAGGTTACGAGCAATATCAGCAATAGCACTTAAGACACCTCTAGCTTCATCAGTGTCCCTTTCGGTAGTCCTATAGATAGCCCTTTCTACTGTATCCATAACTCTCTGAACAGCTTTCTCTTGGGAATCTCTCAAAGAAGGCTTAACTGCATCAGCCTCAGCCTTAGCGTACTTCTTAAGCTCCTTCTTTAGCCCTTGCCTAATAGAACCCTTAGCATCAACATGAGCACCAAACAGAGAAGAAGCAATAGCATCCCCTGTGGTCTTTCTCCCATAAGCCATAAGGGTCTGAATGGGATCAGCTCTGAGTTGGTCTACTCTCCAACCATCTGTATCTTCATAACGATGATTCCAAGGGGTACGCCTATGCTGATAACTTGCTAAGAAAGCTACATCTTCACCATTAGCATTTACAGACTTACTTTGATCGACATAACCAAAAGCATCCTTTCCTGCTTGTTTCTTAGCCCACTCAACAAACTCTGCATCAGTAGCTTCAGCAGTATCCACACCTTTAGCCTTAAGGCTATTCATCCAGAATTCCTTAAGTCTCTGTCTGTCTGTGGGATTATCAAGAGTCTTCAAAAGAAGCTTCTTAACTTTATCTGAGAGTAACTTCTTGGCAGTATTATAGTCTTTAGCTTCAGGGAACAGCTCTGACATCCACCTTTTAGCTCTATTCCAATCTGTTCTAAAAGGAAAATAGTTTTTACCAAAGTCCCCAACTTCTACCCCTGCATTACGCAGTTTAGCAAATTGACCATCAATGTAGCCTCTCATGTCTGTAATAAGATTATCAAAGCCTTCTACCTGATGCAACTTAGAGGTACTAGGCATTCTACCTTCAAGGGCATCAAACATAGCCTGTCGGAGGCCTTCAGGATCATCATAGAGTTCTTGAAGTTTCCTAAGAGTATCCTGAGATTTATCAGAGATACGTCTAAGGTGAATCTCATCGTCTCTAATGAGTTCTTCTACCGTCTGAAGTCCTTCAGGTGCCTGAGTATACCCTGTAGCAGTCTTTCGTCCCTTTTGGGAAATAAAGACTTTATTAAGCATCCTTTTAGTAGCTTCATTCTTAATTACTTCATCATAGGCACCCTCAAGAGACCAAAAAGGATTAGCATTTTTGATTCTTGTAAGGGTATCTGAAGCAAACTCTTTGATAGCATTAGGGGTATTATCTTGAATAACTTTAGCTACCTTTTTGGCTCCATCAGAAGCCTTACCACCAGCAGTATATAAAGCATTATTGATAAGGTCTGACTTAGTGGCTGTCTCTTCAAGGGCATCACTAACACCACGCATACCCCTGATAAACTGTGTTGCTCCCACAAGACCACCAAGAGTAGCCCCTCCAAGGATAGTGCTATAGGTAATCTCTTGTTCAATACCTGTGCCCTGTTCTTCAGCTACAGCAGAACCCATTCCCATAATGGCACCTGTAAGAATAGCTTTAGGAACTGTTGCTCCTGCTGTTACAGGAATAGTCAAGAGGTCTACAGGATTACCAAGCATATTACCAAGACCAGACTGAAGAGAGTCTACAAGCCCAGCCTTGGCAACACTTTGGGCATAATGGACATTATCCTTATAGTTATCAATAAGAGGCTGGATGTCTTCAGGTTTAGTTACCTTATTCAGGATATGCCTCATAGCAGTATCATTCCAGTTTACTGCCTGTCCAACCTTCATGATTTCTTCTTCAGAAACAACATAATCAGAAGCTTCATCATTAAAAGCCCCTGTAATATCTGCTTCTCTAAGGTAATTACCTAAGGGGCTATGCCTGAGGCCTTCACCAAGTCCTACTTCATCATCCAATTGTTGAATGTAAGTCTCAGGTTCTTTAGGAGTGGTATCAATAAAATACCCCCTAGAGTAAGTATTAGGAATAGGCATTAGAAATCCTCTCCTTCCACAGGATTATTAAGAATCTTTGTAATAGTCTTATCAGCTACATCCGAAGACTTATAATAACCTGTTTGTTTCTTCATGAACTCATCCCCAAGGGTCTTAAGGTCTGCCATAGTGTACCTCTTTAAGACAGTAACATAATTTTGACCAATAACATCAATAGTACCCCTCAGCATATTAAACCTTACGGAACCAACAGGCTTCTTAAGAGACTCAATGTTCTCATCAAGGAGCTTGGTGGTAAGGTCATTATTATTGAGACCACTAGAACTTAAGAGATTATTAGGAATGAAGGTACCACGAAACTTTGTATGGGAACTAAGAAGCTGATTCTTGGCGGCCTCAAATGCTTTATCTGCTTTAAGCCCTGTGTGAACGATAGCACTAGCAGAACTAGTCAAGAGATAATTTCTTGAATAAAAATCTTCATAGTTCCCTACCTCTTTCGAGATAAGATTAAGAAGATTCTCTCTAGTGGCTCTTGAGTTATAATCCTGAGCACTCTTAAGTTTATTCAAGTCTCTCATACTGTGAATAATCTCTTGAAAGGAGATACCACTAGCTTTAGCCATTAGGATAGAACCAATAGCCTCAGTAGACTTGTTTCCTGTCCTAGCTACTACCTGATGGAACACATTAGGGTCTTTAGCATAGAGTGTCCCTAAGAATTGAATCTCCATAGGGATATGCTCATTATCAGGAATCTCAACCTTTGGATCATTTATATAACCCTCAATAAGAGACAATCCAGCAGTACTATAGGTATTCAAGAACTTAGCCGCAGGATTGTTAGCTTCAACTGAGGTGTTCCCTGCTACAGCTACAATTTCATCATCAGTAATACGGCCACTAAGGCGCTCCATAGTGAACCACTCATTGAACTGATTTTGATTAAACCCTACAACACCCTTCTGACCAGCAGGGGGCACAGCACCTACTTTTGCCGCATCCCAGAATTTCCTACAGTTAATGAATGCCTCTGCATTAGCTTTAGCCTTTTCTGCTTCACCTGCGGCTTTCTTCTGAAGAACAAATCTGTTATCTTTGATTTTTTCAGACGCCCTAAAGAGTTCTTCAGTCTGCCAAGTCTTAACATTACCGTTAGCCTTAAGCATATCGTCAAGCATTTGATTAACGGTATGCAGGTCATCCTTCTTGACTAACTCATTGACACCAGCAGAAAAAGCATACTTATCAGAAGCATCTTGAGAAGCCCTATAGGCTACAGCCTTAGTAATCAGGGGATCAATTAAGTCCTTATCAAACTTTCTCCCCTGAAGACCAATCATGTCTTTACCGATAAGTCCCTTAAGGATTTCAGCTCCATTAGGACTTTCAGCAATAGCCTGAAGATGTTCCTTAAGTTGTCCCTCCCAAGAATCAGGAGTCTGATGGTATCCCCCTGAATTATACATTAAGGAGAAACCATTAAGTGCACTCGCAGTATCATGCACGGTTCCATCTTCAAGACCCTGTTGGAACAATGCAATATTAGCATTCTTGTCTTCCTGAAGCTTAATCCCCTGTTCTCTCTTTTGGTGCATCTTCATTGCACTCAAACGATTAGCAGGGGATTGTGCCCAGAAGGACTCTTCAAAGACTTTACCTGAGAATTCTCCCTGAGTATCATCATTGATCTCAGAGAGTTTTTCTCTCATAAACTTATAATGCTCTGCATCAAGTTCTGCTTCAGATAAACCCTTAAAGTCTCCATCTTGGATTCTCTGTTGGAATTCAGTTTCAGCTAATCCAGAATAAATAGAGCCATACTTGGTCTTAAAGACCTTCATGGCAATGGGGTCGTTCTGAAAGGGTAAACCTTTAGCCTTAATGTGATCTTGATATTCCTGAAGTGAATGTGACTGAAGATACTTATCGACATCCTTAGAGACATCCTTCTCGTATTCATCAGCTACAGCATTCAGTCCAGAAAGAACACCTGAGGCTACATTAAGCCAATCAGTCTCTTCTTTAATACCACCCTGATAGGGCTTACTAATAGAAGGTGTTCTCCCCTGATAACCTGAGAGTTTCCCTAAGCTTAAACTAAAAGAAGCCCATTGACCCCATGAAGTTTTAGCAGAAGTACTGCCATAGTTACTCTTAAAAGGCATTAATAATACGTCCCTCTTCTATTATTGGAGCCTACATAAGACCCGAATGTCTTATAATAGTTCATGTACTTATTCATATTATTATAATAAGTACCCCAGTTATTCATCACATTAGACCAACCCCCAGCCCAACTAAAGCCACTACCAGCGGCACTAGAAGCAAGTCCTGTGTTAGACAAAGCACTTACACCTAAGCCACCAGTACTCGAACTAGCTCCTACACCTAAAGAACTTAAAGCACTACTAGAGGCACCCGCAGAACCAGCAGAACCTAAAAGACCAAAACTAGAGCCACCACCTAATGTAGCCGCTCCTGCTCCCCCAAGAGTAGAACTTCCTGCTCCTGTAAGACCAGCAGAAGCCCCTGTGGCACCCGCAGTTAATCCAGTTCCCGAGGCTCCTCCCATGGCGCCACCCATGAAGGCACCACCAACAGCACCACCAAAGTAGCCCATAGCAACACCTTGGGCAGTAGAATCAGCAATCTTCCAGAAGGCATTCCATCCTTTAGTGATCTGTGCCTGATATTGGGCATGAAGATTCTGGACATCCTGAGAGTATTCCACATGAAGGGAATCTTTCTTAGACTTGATGGAGTAAATAGCATTCTCGTAGCTACTCTGAATGTTATCCTTCTGTCTCTCAGATTGTCCCCTAACATCTCTAGCAACAGCTCTCTGTGAGCGTCCCTCAAGACCCGACTCACCAAGAGATACTTCTACAAGGGAATTATTACGGAGTCCATTAAGAGACAGTTGGTACATCTCTGAGATAGCACCATCACGCTCATACACAGCTTGCTTATCAAGTTCATTCTGTGCATAAGAATAATTTCTATTCATTACAGTGAGGCTTTTGTTGAAAGCTTTAATTACTTTCTTGTTAGCCTTACGGACATTAAGACCACCACTAAAGAGCCCTGCAATCCCACCAATAACTGCACCAGCAATTACACCACTCATTTATTCTCCTTATTGGTAGTCAATAGTTCCCACTCATCTGTAAACTCTTTCTCAGCATCTTTAGTATTAGTAGCTGTTACTTTACAGAGCATTGTTACATAGGTATCTTCATAGGCATAAAAAATACTACGTCTATTGGGTTCACCAAAGATGGTGCAATACCCATTGATACCCTGAATTTTAATACCATCAGATACAAAACAAGAACCACTAATGACCAATGTAGTAGGAACCTTAATGAGTGCTCCCATAATCATGGCACCCTTGGGAAGGAACATGGTTCTAGTATAAATCCCCCCATGAACATAATCATAAATAGGGGGATCAAACTGTCTAGGGTGCTCCTTAAGGCACCCATAGACTTCCCCACAGATTCTCTCAGTTTCCTTAGTGACAGAACTTAGTACACTATCAAACCTTTTGAGTACGTCTGACATAAAGACCCTCCCATCCACCTGAGACAACCGTAAGAGGCAAAGGACTGTCATCAACAATACTGATAGCTACATCATCAGTGTTTCTTTGCACAGGGATCTTAAATTTACCTGAATGCAGTGTAACCTTACCCATGATGTTGTCACTCTTAGAGAAATACTTAGAGGTAGACTTATAGCTATACTCTTGATTTCTCCCTGTGTCTTTCACCTTTACAGTAAACACACCACTATCAGCAAAATTAACCCAAAAGTATCTGAGCTGAAGACGCCCAGCATTTTCACTAGTTACTACTCCATTGTTACCTTGTTTAATCTTAAGGGTGCTCAATTGATACTCTACAGGAATCTTCTTGCCTACAATAACATCTCTACCTCTCCAATCACCCGAGAGAGTTATCTTAGTTCCATTGAAGGCCTGAGTGAATCCCTTAAGGTCTACCAATAAGTAGCCATCAGAAAACTCACTAGCCCCAGTAGAATCAGAATAAAAATCTGTAAGGCTGTATGTAGTAGTATTAGAGTAATCATCGTAATAACTGCTCCCTTCAGGTAACTTAACAGAAATCTTATGATCCAAAAAGACTCTATAGGGTTCATTAGAGAAGTCCTTAAGGTTATTCCTTAAAGACAACTTCTCAATATAGAAGTTACCCCCAACCTTATTTCTAAAGATCAACCAAATAGTGTCATCAATGACTTCAGCAACATGAACTTCTACTCTGTCCCCAAAGTCCCATTTAGACCACGATTGCTGTAACTCTTGTCCACTCTGAATGATATACTTATAGAGATAAACAAGATTAGATTTATTTACTAGAGTTACAATATCGAAGGTAGTATTCCCTGATAATCTTTGGATATCATTAGGGATATAACTAGGAATATGAGCAGAGCAATCTTCAGCATCCTTAAGGTCTGATACGTCCTGTACTGTATAGAATCTCATAAGAGACCCATAGTCTACTCTTATATTAAAGAAGTAAATGCTAGCCCCAATGTTAATGGGAGCCACAGTAGGCTTATAGACAAACCCCGTAATCTTATCACACTTGACACTCTTAGGTGTCATAGTGCCATCAGAAGACAAAACAAACTGACCCTCTCTTGAGAACAAAATAAGTTCTCTACTAAAGGGAATAGCATGAGTAAGGTTAACTACCTTATTATCACTTACAGCTACGTCAATAGTATCTGTATCAGCAATTACAGCACTAGACTTAAACCAGAAGTTAAAGAAACTAGAGGCTTCACTTAAGATAATGTTTTCCCCAGAGATAAACCCGAGTCTATTTCTGAAGAAGAAAATATCATTGATAGTGTGTCCCACAAAGGAAGGCTCAGGATTAGAGTCATCATCTCCTGCTTCTCGTTCGTCCCAGTCAAGTTGCTTAAAGGTGAATGTCCCATCGGCTTCCCTAATGAGACCCCAAGGCATTGTAGAGTTCTTAAGTTTATACTTATGATTAGGGGCTACACATTCCTGCCATACGGACTTAGCAGATACCCACTTGACATAATAGTCATCATCAGTGGAACTAGAAGTTCTACCTTTGACTTTAATAATGTACCCTTCAGGGGCAACCACAGGAAGCTTATTTACATTGTCTACTTCATTACGGATGAGCAACATAGACTGCCCACCGTAGCCATCTCTTACATCTGACTGAAATGTACCCCTGTCTCTTCTCTGAAGGTAAAGCACAGAGGATCCTAAAAGACCTCTATTCCATGTACTCCTTGGTAATGGAGACCCATTAGTCCAATGAGTATAGCCCCATTCAGCAGTCCCTGACTCGGCTACCCATGAATCGTAACTATAGTCATCTCTAGAATAACCACCATTAGGAGCATCCCCGTCACCATTCATGGATTTCCACAAGGCTCTTGCAACAACATCTGTAGTAGCCCAAAGAGCCTGCTTAGCTTCACCACCGTCGGCTGTAATCATGTTGGCAACTTCACTGTTGTTCACACGAATACTAAAGACTCTACCATAGTTGGATGTCTTTACCCAATAGAGAGTACAGTTTTCCCAGCCACCATCAGACCAGTAGGGTTCCATTTCTACCTTCACTTTAGTGTTTACAATGAAGGTATAATCAGCTACAGTGACTAACTTAATGTCAGTCTCAGGGTTACTAATATTAGACAGGTAGGCTTTACCATTAGGGAAATTAACTGTGAGCTTATTACCATTAAAGTCAAATACTTCGAGGTCTCCATTAACGATTCTCACAAAGTATCTTTCATTAACATCACGGTTAATCACGTGCCACTTACTAGTCTTATCCCCAAGGATAGTCTTAAGTTTCCCTACACGAACACTAGGGGGTCTCTTCTGAAGCCCATAGACTTCACTAGAGAACCCATTGATTTGTTCTTCAAGCTGATCAGGATAGCGGATAATAGGAGGTTGCTGAGACACACCACCCTTAAAGGACAGAATGTCTTGAGAGATTAAACTCATGTATCCTCCTTAGCTTCTACCAATATTGCCACTATTGAAAGTATCATCATTGTAGACATTATAGTTACCTGTCTTAAGTTCAAAATCTACAATGGCACTATATGCTTCACTTTCAGCAAACTGTAAAGAAGCATCAATTTCCTGAGCACCCAAGAATCTCATCTGAAAGAGCCTAGCCGTTCTAACAGTGATATACTTGCGGAACACCTCAGGTAATTCATCAAACTGCAAGTATCTAATAAGAGTTACAGTAAGACCATTTGGAAACTCAGATGTTCTACTTGCAATGTCGAAAAAATAGCCTGACTGCCGAACCAATTGATACCCATCACTATAGAACACTAAATAGTTCTCAGGACAAGGCACCCTATTGGAATCGGTGTCAGGCTGTAAAGTTACAGGATCTTCGGTATTAAAATACCAACCCCTAGATTGAATCTCTCTGCTAGTAGCCTCAAGGAGTCTCTTAGCATTGATAACATCTACATCAAGACTTTCATCAAGGGTATCTACAGGGCTAGACCCAATAGAGGATAAAACTTCATTAACTGCCTCAAGTTCACTTTGAGGTGTCAGTATGTACGTCATTCTTCTTTCTTCCTCTCTTAGGTTTATCTACTTTAGGAGTCTCAGGAGGAGTTTCTTTAGGTTCCTCCTGAGGCTTCTTCATAGATTCCAAAACAGAGGAAGCATAAATGGTAACGATACTCATAGATGCTTCCTTTTGGTCAATTAATCCCTAGACTGAGTGGTCTTCACAAAGAGACCCACAGCTTCAGGACGGAGACCACCGTGGCCCATGGCAAAACGAGCAATGATCTGATCTGCCTGATATTCAGCTCGGCGAGCACGTTCAAGAGCCAAATCTTTCAGCTTAACAGTACCCACAGCGGAACGATGGAAGACAATACCCTGAAGACCAGCAGTAGCAACCTTCATATTCAGAGTGTGCTTACCATCAATACCTTCATTGAGGAGGTTCGGGGTTTCAATAATCTGGAAACCACAAATGTTCTGAATCTTAGAACCATCACCACCCCAGAAGGCCTGATAGTTGGCAGAGTCAGGGAACAGAGCCCGGATCAGAGCAGAGTAACCATCAGGGGTGAGCAGGCAGTAACGATCACCCTGAGGCACATAGTTCTTGGTGAACTGAGCACGAGCCGCCACAAGACCCTCAAGAATCTTGTTGCCATAAGTCGCAGTCTGATCAATATCGGCACCAGTCACAAACTCAAATGCCTTACCAGTGCCCTTGGCGCCACCAGTCACGTCAGGAATGTTACCATCCTTACTCGGGGCATCAATAGCCGCCTCATTGGCAAGTTCATTGATAATAGCACAGTCCGCACCCTGAGCAAGAGCCTCACCCAACTGCTTGGAGTATTCTGCACGAACGTCATAATGGTTCATTGCATCTTCAATATCCGTAATAAGGACATCAGAAGTCAAGAGACCATCAATAGAAATAACTCGTTCATTGTGCTGAATAGCTTTACGCTGATCATCAAGAGAGTTACCGGGTTTAAGGTACTTAGCAATTGCACGACCCATCACAGGAAAGCTCGCGCTCTTTCCACTTGTAATAGTACGCACAATGTGCTTGTTCATCATGGTGGATGTCCGAGTGAAAGCCGTAAGGACTTCACCAGCAAACACCTTCAAGAACAACTCACGTCGATCAGCACCATCGAGTTTCTGACCAGGATCGGAAATAGAAGTAGCAGTAAGAGCCGCCATATTAGTTTTATTTTCCTTTTTTTAGATTTACTTTAGTTAGTTTTTATTTAAAAAAGACCATTAGAGAGGGACATCTTGCGTTCCACACTAATAGTGTAAGCACGATCAATGCCATAACGAGGATCACTCATAGCTTTGACCATTTCATCACGCCCAGAGAATCCCTTAGGGGCACTCTTAGAGGCTACATTACCCATAAGGGTAGCCTTTCGAGTTCCCTGTTTAGCAACTCTCTTAGCCTGAATACCATCAAGAATAAGCTTAACAGCATTCAAATTGTCACTATTGACTGCCTCATTGTAGGCATCAAGTTCAGCCTTAGAGAGGTTCCCCTTCATCCAAGTCTGCAACTCTCGGAAGTCCTTCTCACCACCTACGTGATTCATGACATCCTGAGCATACTTATTGTCAATAGCCTTTCGGGTTTCTACAAAGCCCTGAATGACTTCCTTGGGATACCCTGCCTTCTCAAGAGCCTCATAAGTCTTCTGAGAAAGTTCACCATTGTTCTGATATTCTTCAATGGCACCAAGGAAATCAACACCTTTAGAAATCAGGTCTTTACCAAGTGCTTCAATAGCCTTATCATTAGATTCTCTCTGAGTATCTAAAGAGGCTTCTTCACCATCCTTGGTGTCTTCTGCTCCCTCCTGAGGTTCTTCAGGTGTTTCTTCTTTAGGGGCTTCTTCGTCAGCAGAACCATCAAGGCCATCAGTGGCACCTTCAGTGCCCATCTGAAGGATTTCCCCTGAGTTAGTTTCTTCAACAACTACATCCTTAATAGCATCTGCTTCACTACCCGTAACTGCATCCTTACCATAAAACTCTTCATTAGAGTTTACTTCAGGATTTTCAGTAGTTTCAATATCTGCCAAAATATACTCCTAGTTTACTGAGTAGCTTGGTTTACAGCTACCTCATTGGCTCCCTCAATGGCTTGCTGATCCATCTGAGCCTGATTGATATCTGCCTGAGCTTCTTCAGGCGTCTTAATGATCCCATTAGCGTCAATCCCTGCCGCCGCAAAGATTCTCGTAAAGAGACCCGAGTAGTTCAATACCTGTTGCCCTTCAGGGAACTGAACAATCAGCTGAGTAACTTCTACAAGTTTCTGTAAGTCTGCCCCACGACCAAGAGCATCAAGACCTGTAATAATAGTAGGCTCAATGTTCTCACCAATGTTGGCATCCGTGGGGAGCATACTCATAGACTGCATCTGATTAAAGATACAGTTCACCAAAGGAATCTGAAGTTCCTGAGAGAGCAAGCTGTAGACACCACCAAGGGTATCTTCAAGTTCTCCAGCAACATATCGGATTTCTTCAGCAGTTCTTTTATATTATCGGGGAGTCGTTAATTCCCCACTTATAGTTACCTATAAGAATAGACTATCTCTTACCTAAAGGTTTCTACATTTCGAGCCACTTGGCCCTACTCCTTGCGGATAGTCGTTACACTCACTTAACCTTCTTGGCACCTGTAACCTTAGCCCAAGAGTTACCCTTCCAAATACCACTGATAGTAGTCCTAGAAACGTCCATTTTGTAGCGATTCTTGAACTGTGTGGGTGTCAGCCCACTATCTCGGAATTTGTAAATAAAGAGAACTTCTGATGAAGTTAACTTATGAGTCCTGATAAGTTCCCCGTATTGCTCCATATGGAAACCGTTGTCTCTACAGTGTCTGATGTTCTGTTGAGCAGGACACCACTCTAAGTTATCAGCAGAGTTATTATAACGATTACCATCCTTGTGATTAACTTGGGGGTAATTATTAGGATTCGGGATAAATGCTTGAGCAACAAGACGATGCAAGGGAATAAACTTAGAGCAATGGTCTGCCCCTAAGTGTATCTTCACATATCTGTTGTTCTTGGTTATAGATGTACCTTTAACCCATTTACCATTATCATTATTCAAGATAGTTCCATCTTCAAATAATGTATAGTTGTAATAGCACGGAAAAGGTAATAATTTATTAAGGTTGGTATTTCTCATAGAGTTAAACACCTCGTTAGCTCGGTATTGTCCCCGAAGGGAGGTTCACCGAATTAGTAGAATTTATAGAGAGCCACTTTAGTTAACCCTCTCGCCTTGTCTTTGTACCGCAGAATTCAAGAGGAAGCAGTAAGACAGTCTAGCTTCAATATCAGAAGCAGTAGCCTGACACACCTGCAAGTCACTTGTCTTCTGAATCTGCACAGGCATAATATCTTCAGGTTTACCCTTTACGAAGGCCCCATTTTCACACTTGGCAAGTTCCCTAATATTAGTCTGACAAGAGGGACTAACCAAGAAGATAACCTTGGCACTCAGCATGGAGATATCAACAATAGCCTTAGAGAGATTCTCAAGGGAAATTAAGTCACCCAAATAGTCATCAATAAAGCTTCGTCCATAGGATTCCCCATCACGCTTAAAGAATCTAATAGGAATCCATGGGAGCTTATTCATGGGAAATGTCTGTTCACTCCCCTCGACTACCTGCTCATTGATTTCCTGATAAGACTGCCACTGATAGGACTCACCTTGATTGACTCTGAACACATGAGTATAAATATCAACTTTCTCATTGATCTCTGCATCATCAGCATTTTCCATGTATTCCAAAAGGTTCTCAGGAAGAGAACCCTTAGAGACAGTATCCTTAGTGACAATCTGAAGGACATTCCCAGTGCCATCTCTCTCTACTACATAGTCTCTCAAGTGGTAACACTTTACACCACCTTCTTTAGGCGGAAGAAACAGCAGTGCATTACCTGAAATGATGAGCTGTTTGAGAGCATCAAAGAGAGTAGGTCTAAAAGAAATACTCTCAATGTATCTCATCATAGCTTGTTCCATCATAGACAAGCCATAGTCAATCTGTTCCTTAGTATCAGGGTCTGCCTGATCCAACTTCTGCTGGTTCTCAGTATCAAGACCCAACCTAAAGAAGGGCTGAGAGGGAGGCAACAAGGCAAGCAAAAGTTTAGAAGCTAGATTGTTTACACCACGAGCACCCACAGAGTTATAAGGAGTGTCATAAGTCGTAGAACTATTATCAGATTCCTTAGGGAATGCCTTGGGAATCGTATAGGTAGCACACTTCTCTGCTCTCTGAGTGTAATCATCACGCTCCTGAGTAAGACGATTATAGGTTGTCTTAGCACCTAATTCTTGCATCTCTGCAAGTACATTATCACTACTAGTTGCCACTAATCATCCTTTTCTCATAAGAAATATTATTTCTCATACATAAACTCATATGTTGTTTTGTACCCTGTCTTCTCAAAGGCATTCTTGACAAGCTTGGCATCATTGGAAGACCCCCCTCCAACAGCCCTATCGGCTACACCCTTGTCAACCAAATCCTTAAGGTATTCTGCTGTGCGCCTAGAGACCCCAGCAGAGTATCGGGTACTATCAAAGCGAATCTGTAATTGTTCTATCAGTGTCTTAGTGGTTGCCTTACTAAACCACCCACCCACTCCCTCACAATAGAACAATGAGAGACCCCTCTCAGTACCCGTTTCTTCATCACACCAAAGAACCATATAGATCTTACCCGGGATTACTTTAGTGTGATCCTGATGAATTTCTACATTATTTCTTATTGCTTCCTCAAATACTTTCTTAATAGAAAAACTATCAAGATCAGCATAGAGTTTAATTCCTTTATAGCAATTACTCTTATCAATATACTCTAGGCTCTTCTTAAGGTAATCCCCAGCCTTAGAGACATCATAGGGTACAAAAGCAAACATAACGGTTTACCTATTTACAAAATGGGAACCTTTCTTAGGCCCCTGTGGTTTCTGAGGATCATCCCCAACAAAGGGGTCTCGTTCTTCAGTATTACTCATACAGTATTTAGATACTCTAAACAACATTAAGACCTCTAGTACCCCCACCAGAGTTTTCTCCGGTGCTTACCGACAGGCTTCTCTTACCTGCTCTCTTCTTTTTGGTAACAGCCTTATCAGAGATGTCTGAAGAACCCGAATACTGCCCAGTGATATCTGTAGGACTAACTGCGGGAGCAGAGATTTCTACAGTTCCCCCATCAGAGCCCCCACCAAATACATGCCCTACGACCTTCTTAAATGCTTTTTTAAGTCCACCCATAGTTACGACCCTGTTTATGCAATTGCTTACGCCACATTAAGCCCAGCATTACTTCTAGTAATCCCTGAGTCAATTTTAAGAGAGGATTTCCCTCTACGTTTCTTAACACTTTCCTGAGACTGACCACCAAGTTCAGGACTCTTGACTTCCTGCGGTGGTTCATCCAGTTTAGGAGCCGCCTGCTTATTGATAACATCTACGTTACCCACAGAAGTAGCCCCAAAGATTTTATTAAATACTCTGCCAATAGCACCCATTTAATTATCCCCTATGAATACAAGTTTCAATCTGAGGGTTCTCATTATCCTCTGATTGTTTCTTATAGATATCTTCTAGTCTGAAGAGAACATGTTGGATACCCCTAAGGGTATCTATAGAATACTTATATACTCCTGTATTATAATATTTATCAAGAATAAGTCTTCGTATATCTAATTCTTCTTTAAGATCATCTAAGGTATCTTTAGTAATCACTTTTGTTCTCCCCGAAATGTACAACCAAAAGGTAATCTGTCATACGTACAACCAATCCTACAGAAATCCTCAAAGGTAGGCTTAGGAAGCGTCTTATGAGACAAGTCATCAGTAGCATGAAGAAGATAAGCCATATTAAAATTAACTAATGCGTCTTCTTCAGTTAACCCTGCTTTCTTGAATTTCTCTACTACAATATTAGTCCATAATAAACTAATATTCGTATTATTAGTATCAATTAGTTTCTGAGCTGTTACAGGGCCAATCTTAGGACAACCTTTATAGTTATCTGCTGTGTCTCCTGTTAATACCTGCTTTAATAAGTTCTTATATGCAGTCTTTTCATCAGTATACCCAAGAGTATCCTTCATGAAATTATAGAAGAAACTACAAGGGACTGTCTTAAAATCCTTATCCCCGGAGATAATCACAGTGTTATTCTTAAGGCACGTAGAGATTACCGAGATAATATCGTCACCCTCTAAGTCACCATAAGAAACACTATTGTAATTCTCTTTGATATACTCAACTAATCCTTTATAACAAGTGGGTTTTCTATGGGATATTCTCTGAGCTTTATATTCAGGATTTAATTTCTTTCTGTAATTCTCTGATGAACTAAAACAGAATACAATATTGTCCCAATCTAATTTCTCAGGGCTATTCCATTTTAAATCCAAGGCACTGTGGATCTCACCCAATAACTGCTTGAAATAATCCACAGCATCATTGAGAAAAGCATGACACGTCCAAAGGCCATCACCCCAGTCAATGTCTTTTTGAACTGCTGAAGAACATACATAGGCAATAATATCCCCATCAATTAGAATCTTCATAGTTTTCTTCCCCCTCCCACCAATGCTCCTCTTCTACATTGTAGCCAAGTTTCTCAAGAAGCTCCGTATAACATTCTTCAGGAGTAAACCTAACGGCAGTATAGATAGGTTCATCATCAAGTACGGCTGTAAGATGAAACGTAGGATTATCATCTTCTGTAGGTGTATAGTGATCCCAAAATAATTTAAGATTTTTCATAGTAACTCCTTAATGACATTCACCCCAGTTGTGTCCAATCTTACCTTCAGTGTCCAACTGGGCTCTAAAATTAAATTCCTTTTGGACTTGCCTCATAGATTCCTGAGCAATTCTTACACAGTCCTCAGAGATTTCTTTAGTACGACAAGCATACTGACCCTCATCCATTCTGTATTCTCCCATTACTGAGAGTGTCGGACTATATCATCATAGCCTATAGGTATTAGCTATGGTAGGCGTTTCGGTTACTAGGGGAATCTCACCCCTAGCCCTACGGTTTTCACCTAGTCTCTACACTTCCATTGCCTAATCCATTTACAACCTGTGGAAAAGGCAACACCAAACTTATCAGCTAAGTAAGTCCCAGTACACTTAGTGCTTTCCCAATACTCTTTAGCTTTCTTTTGTCTATCAGCATAGCGAGTACTGTTATGTTCAGCTTTATGATCTGAAATCTTAATCAGCTCCAAATGGTTAATATTGACACAAGCCCTATTATGACAAATATGGTGCAATTCATAACCCTTAGGGATTACTCCACCACACTCCTCAAACATAAGCCTATGAGCCATAATGAGAGGCTTTCTTCCTTTACCCTCATAACGCTCATCTCTGATTCTCAAATAACCATCTTTATTAAGTCTGTGTGAGATAGAAACTATGCAACCATTTTCTTTATAAACTAACTGTAATGGTTTACCTCGCATATTCCCTCCCATGTTTAGCTCGGGATTACCCTAGAAGGGTTTCCCCGAATTAACCTACTTTAACGTGCACAATGCAGTTTATGCACCCATGCCATACAACAGAAATCCCCATCCCACCCATGTTTATACCCAGCTTTCCTCATGTTCTCTTCCCATCTGACCATCCACAGTTTACAAATAAGTGCACCTGCGGATTGCAAGACGGTATTCAATGCGGAATGTCCTGAGCGAACATAGACAGGTCTACCATCAAGCCCAACAATACAGTGACTGTAGTCTAGACCATTCCTGATGCGCTTCTTCCATGTTACCTTATTGATCCCCCCAAGCCACACCGAGGATGCAATAAGGGAATCCTCAATGCCATCCCTTAAGGTTTTAATTGCAGGTACAGCCTTAAGGAACTTCTCTCTGAGTCTCTTTCCTTCAGCTTTATCTTTACCAATGATTTGACCAACCTTTTCATCACCGCCTCCATAAAGGAAACAATATATAAAAGTTTTGGCCATATCTCTAGTAGGTAACCCAGCGGCTTTCTGATTGGCAGTATGGATGTCACCATTTAGGATTTCATGAAGGTAAGCCCCATTGTCATAGGGGTAGAGGAAATGACTAAAACAGCGCAACTCAAGACCACTAGCGTCCACACCAACCTCGTACCAACCTTCTGGAGCCTTGAATAGGCTTCTACATTCCATCCCATACGGAGAATGTCCTGAAGGCACTTGTGCAACATTAGGATAGCTATGAGTAGCTCTACCAGTGACAGCCCCATTAGGGTTAACACTACCATGGATCCTAGTAATTCCATCTTTATCATCCTTCATCATCTTTAGCCAAGCGTAATCCCCCTCGGCTAACTGAGATATTCTCTTTTGGATCAAAAGGTATTCCAAGAGCATAGCCTTCTCAGGAATATCAGGAGCATCCTTAAGAGTCTCTTCATTAACCTGGGGCTTTCCCCCAGCAGTAAACACTGTGGGTTCCCATCCACGTTCCTTCAATACCTTAGCTATATGATCTCTTGAAGAAGGATTAAAGGTTTCTTCTTTATAGATAGGGTAAGTCTTCCCTGCAATGATACCCCTCTTAGCGTTGTCTCTCTTATAAGTCTTATAGCCCATGAGTCTCTTCCAAGAACCAAAAGACTTTACAAGAGCTTCCATAAGAACCTGTCGTCTTTCTGAAAGTTTAGCATAGAGTTCTACTGCTTTGTCTTTATCAAAACAGAATCCATTGCGTTCCTGTTTAGCCATTAACCAAGCAATATTATGTTCTAACTCAATAGCCATCAGGGGGAACTTCTTAGAGATTAACTTGTCGAAAAGCATAGAGGTAACTTTAACGTCCTGCTTACAGTAGACAAGCATATCCTCATTAAATTCCTTCCATGCCTCTTCTTGTTCACCATAGGTACCCTTAAGCTCCCCTAAGCGATAACCCCAAGCCTTCAGAGAATGACTCCCCATGAGTTTCTTAGGGAAGTCCTTACGCTTAGAGTCTCTTTCAAGCATCTCAGGATAGATCAATCGAGCCATCACTAAGGTATCAATAACTTGCTCTTTAGGGTCTACCTTAAAGCGTTTCTTATTGAGTAACTTTAAGCAAGGTAAGTCAAACTTGACTATATTATGTCCTACTATGACATATCCTTTTCCAAGAGCTTCGTCCAAATAATCAAATAATATAGAAGAATCCCTAAAAGGTATATAGGTATCTGCATCAGCGCAATAAACCCAACCACAATGAAGCCGAGAAACAGAGTCAAGAAGACCATCGGTTTCAATATCAAATACAAGATACTTTTTCTGAGAAATTCTCTCATATAAATCCTTAATCATAACTAGAAATCCTTAGTTTCTTCTTTAGAGAAATCTTCACTAATAGAATCCTCACTAGTAAAGTCTCTCAGTCTACCCGTCTCAGGGACATACTCAAGATAACCACTAACACCAGTTTCGCCACTAAAACGATTCTTGAGGATTCTCAAAGTTAAGATATTAGGGGTATCCCCTTGTTGGTTTCTCTCAAGACCAATTACCATATCAGAGAGCTGTGCAATAGCCCCTGAGCCTCTAAGTTGGCTTAAAGAAACCTGAGCACCTTCTTCATGACCCTTCTTCTCAGGTCTCTTAAGATGAGAGATTACAAACATACGACATTGAGTTTCTTCTACAAGAGACCTCAAGTTAGTCATAAGTTTATCAATGGCTTTTCTCTCTCCACCATCACCATCGGTATCCATTCCTGAGACCACAATAGAGATATGATCCAAGAAAATATTACGACACCCAAGGGCTTTAATCATGTACCTAAGTTTACTAAGGAGATTACCTGAATCAAGAGAACCAAAGTGGTCGTACAGAAAGAAGTTCCCATTACCCACAGTGTGATCAAATGCCCCCTTAAGTTCTTCTTGAGATAACCCTTCAGAACCTAAAATGAGTCTCTTGTTGAGATCAATTGACATGAGTTCAAGCCCTGTCTTTCTAGTGCTCTCCTCAAGGGCAACTACGCCACAGATCTCCCTTTTGGTAACCCCAAAGTAATATTCCAGTTCCCTGAGCAGTGTGCTTTTACCCATACCGCTACCACTAGTGAGCGTAATGAGTTCACCATAACCGACACCCCTTGTTTTTGCATTTAAGGCTTCCCACGGGTATTCTTCTCTATTGGCGAACTCAGAAATATGAAGCACGCAATCATCAAATAAATCGCTACCGCAAACAATACCATCAGGGCGATATATTTTAGCATTCCAAATAGCCTTAATAACTTCTGAAGATTTACCCTCTTTAAGACACTCATTGGGATCCTTAAAGGGTAATGTAGCAATATAAGCCTTCCCCACAGGTAATACCTTAGCGGCCTCTTCAGCTCCCTTTCTTCCAGCATCATCCATATCAAACATGATGATAACTTTATCGAAGCTTGAGAGGTATTCTAGGTTATCCTCAAAGGCTTTCTTAGCCGCCTGAGCACCATTAGGGATACTAACGACAGGCCATTGATTGTTCTGAAGTTGACTAACAGTAAGACAATCAATCTCACCCTCAGTGACTACAATCATCTTACCCCCTGATCCCCACAGCTGAGAACCAAAGAGTTGACCTGAGACTTTACCAAAGATAGTAAAAGTCTTGTCTGCGAATCTAAACTTCTGTCCTACTACACTCCCTGTATCGTCACAATAACAGGCTACCTGTACTGCCTTACCTTTGTATTTACCAATGTAATATTTGTATTTACGACAAGTATCCTCATTGAGTCCACGTGTCTTGATAGCCCTAAATTCCCCTTCAAGTTCTTCCATAGGGATGCATTCTTTGCTCATCTTTTTAGTACTCCTAGTATTTGAGACTTCCCCTGAGGGTTTAAAATATTTATTACAAGAAAAACAAAACCCATGTCCATCATCATAGATTCCACAGGCATCTGAGGAACCACAATTAGGACAAGGGCAATGAAAGAGGAATCTAGAGCTATCCATAAAATTTTACCACCAAGGCGCTACATAAAAGTCCAAAGGCTCCTCCCAATAGAGCATCTTAAGTCGAACATCAGCGAGCATCTTAATACAGTCCCATTTGCTGTATCCGTTGCTTTCATCAATCCAGCAGGTTATATCATAATCTTTGATAGCATCCATGCAGTCTTTAACCATCTCAGGAGTGAGCTTCAAGTAAGAACAATTAAAGTCTACTTCGTCAGCATTATAATCATCCCCTTTGTCTTCAAGGACAGCCTCATGGTACCTAGCACCAAAGAAGTCACAAATGAACCAATTCTTACGCCAATAGGCTTCTTCATAAAGGTCATCTGTGGCACCATAATTAGTGTAGCACCCATACTCAGGAACCCAACGCAAGAAAGGATAACTCTTACAATTATCCTGAGTGCTTACCGAAGCACCCTCAATATAATCGGGGTTGCTATCACGGTGTTTTGTAGAATAAATAAAGAGATCAAGACCCATTTTTGACTCCATGTTCAAACTTGTAACGAGCAGAATACCAACCCTTAAGATTGGCATAAAAGTTTTCTCTAGGGGAAGCATAGCAGAAGTGCTCAAAGGGTGTCATGTGTCCGCCCTCAATAAGACTCTCTGCAAGCTTAAAGTCATCATCAGTAGATGGCTGGGTACCATCATGCTTATTATAACTCACTCTAGCACACCTAGCGGCACTCAGATGGATGATCTTCTCCCACTCCTCACAATAAGGAGCATGAATGAACCCTACAACAGAATAAACCTTACTCATAGCCTTCTTCATTGCATTCGCAAGGTCTCTCATATGAGGCTCAGCATCATCAGCCAATCGGAGCTTAAAGAAGTTATCCCATTCAGTAGCCGTAACAACTACCTTAATGAAACTAAAAGGCTCCAAGAGGCGATTTACGATCTGCTTATGGAGACCCAAAGATTCAAGCCTCTTAGCATTACTAATAGCCTCCTTACGGGCTAACTTCCAAGCATTCTCATACTGCCCAACCTTAGTAGGATCAGTGATTTCAGCATTGTTCACCATGCCTTTACTATTCTGCATCCAATGTGTAGGCATTACGGTAGCTTCTTCAATGAGTCTCTTAATGGGAATAGCTCGTGAAGAACTAGCATTACGGCTAAACATTCGGTGAGTCATAAACTCACTGTGGATAAACCTAGGATAAATAAGCTCCAAGGTAGTAACCGTAATGTTATTATAGGGGTTCTTAGTGGAGGCAATCACAGTTGCCATGCAGTTACCCACACGAGTACTACTGGAGTTCTCAGTGTGATTCAATAAGTATTCATTCATTATTAATGCTCCACTTTACCAACAGAAATCCCCGTGTCTCCCTGATACTTCCCATTATAGACAGCACTAGGCTCTTCTCCAGTAAAGAAAAGAATCTGACAAATAGGCATACCAGGATAAAGAGTGATATTACGAGTAGTCTTATTGAACAACTCAAGGGTAATATTACCAGTCCAGTTAGGCTCAATCACCACAGAGGCTACATCAAGCCCAAGTCTAGAGAGAGTACTCTTGGGTTTCGTAATGCCAACAACATTAGTAGGCATCTTAATGAGTTCCAAGGTACTAATCAGGCACCGCCTCAAAGGCTTCAACAGGAAGACTCCATCCTCAGGAATCATAAAAGTACTATAAAGAGAACTCAAGTCTTCCATTGTGGTGTTAATCATAGGAACATCACGCTTGTTCTTCTCAGACAGGATCTTAACAGTATTATCCATTCTGAGATCATAACCAAAACTTGATTCCCCAAAAGACATACCAAAGGCATGACTCTTAGTTACATGGGGTGTAATAATACCTGCTTTTGAAATCTGATAATCAGCCAATACGGTCATTAGTTTTTTCTCCTTTGTCATTCAAACTTTCAATATACTCTTCATATTCTGCTTCCCACAGAGACTTATCAACATCTTCCTTGTCTTCCTCATAGGGGTCAATTAAGTCTTCATCATAGGGATCAATTAAGTCTTTATCCTTCTTTACAAGTACCTGAGTATTAGACATATAAATAACACCAATATTAAATAAAATAAATGGTACCACTGGTGAGACTCGAACTCACATAATACAATTTAGAAGATTGTTTCTTTGTCCAATTAAGATACAGTGGTGTGACTTAGGGTATATTTTGTACCCCACCTTAAACTATTTCTTCTCCTCCTCCTCCTTAATAAGAGTATTCAAAGAATCAACCCTTAAGGATTCTCTTCGATATCCTTCAAGAGCCTGTTTAAGTAATTCTGCACCTTCAAGGTTAAACTCTCTACATCTTTCGAGTGAGACTCTTGAAGGGTCTGAGGAATTGTTTGCTTTAAGTCGTTTGTTGTCTTGGGATAACTGCCACAACCTACCAAGAGACTTGTCAAGATCAGACCTGAGGCTATTCCCTTCAGTGAGCAATAAGTTAATTGTTGCATCTTTTTTACTAGCATTTTCTTCAGCCTGCTTCTTAAGGTTGACAATGACAGTCTCTTGGTATTCTTTAACTGCCTTATCATAGCCACTACTATGACCCCACAAATAGGCTCCCAAGACAATTAAAGAACTAAGGCCCAACATGATAGCCTTAGGGTTTAACATACTTTTCTCCAATAGCCGAAGACTAGTGTCTTCTCCCGAAATGTACAACCTAATGGGTTTTCTGAGCGTACCAAGGGATGACATCAAAACAAGGACAAGCCTTATTGACACCAAAGTCCCTATGGCCTAGCACAGTGGGTTTCTCAGAGGCATAGACATCCTGCTGTAACCACTCAAGAAGTTTCAAAAGGCTATCCTTCTGAGCCTTCGTAAAGTTATCCATAGGAACACCCTTAAGGTTAGTTCCTCCAATAAGGCAGATGCCCACAGACTCCTCATTGTGACCCTTAACGTGGGCGCCAATGGTATCTAAAGGTCTACCTTCCTCAATAGTTCCATCGGTGCGGATCACAAAATGATACCCAATGCAAATCCATCCTTTCTGTCTGTGCATTCTGTCGATAGTCTTCCAGTCAAAATCAGGACTATTAACTGTAGCACTACAATGAACTACTAAGTATTTAGTTCTAGGCCTCTTCTTAAGAGACACAAAGAGCTTATTAGATTTAATCGTAGGTTTTTCCATATATATATAACACTTACTTATTATTTCTCAATGACTCATAAGAACCCCCTTAGGGATTCTCTTTTTAGGTTCCTTAAACCACTCTTCAGGAATCAATTTGTCTGCATATTTGATTCCATTGGCTTCACAGAAAGAAGCATAGGTAGTCTTAGAGCCTTTATAAATAGGTGACTTACTGCGAGAGAACACAAACCTAATATCAAGATCAGGATGTTGAGACTTAATAAGTAAATGTTTCTTCCTGTCTTCTGAATCCCAAACACCCTTAGACTCAATAATGATCCCATTAGGTAAAATAAAATCAGGGGTGTACTTATGCTCAGAAGCAGGCACAGTATACTTCAAATAATGAAGCTCATAAAGTCCATCAATGTTGTGGTCTCGAAGTTGACTATTAATCTTTTCTTCGAGACCACTGCGATATGTGCTCTTGCAGTGTCTCTTAAATTTACTATAAGTGGCACTGCGAGTAGTCATTTAGTATTTCCCATGTGCAATGAGAGGTTTAACCCAAATGTGACCATCGTCAATGGCATCCTGAGTAAACCATTCAGGTCTCTCCTCACAATGCTCACTAAAAGCCCAGTCATCAGCACAGTTAGCAGAAACACACTTGAGTCCACTAAGGTAGGCTACACGACGCTCACATACGTTATCGCTATGATAGAGCTTATTGGGATCAGTAGTCCATACCCCCACGACAAAATCCTCATAGTCGTATGAATCCCAATAGTACTCTTCAGCATCCTTAAGGTTAACCCAAAAGTCCCCAAGGGACTTCAGCTTAGAGGCATCTCTATCACAATCTGCAAAACATTCAGGCTTAATACTATTGAGCATCTTATAGAGATAATCAAATTTTTCTTCGTCGGAAAAATCTTCAAAGTCAATATCAGTGTCTCTCATATTAGTAATCTCCATTATTAGCATCTTCAGAACTCCCATAGGATTCCTCAAAGGGAGGATCCTCATCTGCATCCTTGGCTTCGTAACCTTCTTCCTCATCGAAACCATAAGACTCAGCATTACCCGCAGAGTATTCTACCAGTTCAATAACCTGAACTGCAACAAGGCGAAGACTCAAGCCGACACCCTTATTGGTAGCATTGAAATAAGGGGCTACCGTAAAGGACACACGACACACACTACCATTACCCAACTTGATAGCTTCAGTAATGGGCTTACCCTTAGCATCAAACAAGGGAATCTTAACCTCAGAGGTAGTACCGTCCTTCCGCTTGATAATCTTGTTCTGTTTGAACTTAAAGACAAGATGCTTGCCGTCTTCAGATTCTTCAAAGAAAGGAATCTTATTGAGCTTCTTATTCTTTTCCTTGGAGAGAGTCTCATGTTCCTTATCAAGGATTACTGTAAGCTTCTCCACCAGCTCCGTAGTCTTAGGATCATCCTGAAAGCACTCAAGCTGAATGTGATACACACCTTCTTTAACAAAAGCAGTATCAGCAGTAATAACCCACGGATACATAGCGATGCCCTTAGGGGAAACATATCGAACAATTTTCGTAGCCATTTTAATTTAACTCCTAGAAATTAATACAAATCTTTTTTATTGATACAAAGTTTATGAGTAATAAAGGGATTGTCTTCATCCTTCACCCGAAGGACAATATAGTCATCTCCATCGTTTAACTGTCTGTTCCACTCCTTAATCAATTCAACTGCCCTTTCTGCACCACCTTCAAGATCAGTATTATAGAAGATAAAGTCATTAAAAGCAAGAAGGGCTTCCTCCTTAGCATTCGGATAGAACTTCTTCAGAGTATTTAGAGACAACTCATTAGTTACTGGAAGGGGCTTCTTAAGAACATACTCAGGCTTCAGAAGACAAGTAACAACAAGTCCCCCAGTTTTACTGATGATACTAAAGAAATCCAAAGGTTTAGAAGAATTCTCATTCAGAACCTTAAGAAGTTCATATTCATGATCCAGTCGGTTCAGAAATGAGGTAAAAGTGGGATAATCTCTGCACCCTGCAAAGAAGTCTGCTACATCATCGGAGTTAATAAAGACTGTAGCAAAAGCCCCCGCATAGGTTGTATAGGAACGAGGAATGGCATCACTGAGTTTTTTGGCCATAATATTCTCCAAAATTAAAAACTAGAGAAGAACCTAAAGATTACCAAGGTTCTTCTCTCCAAAATGGACAACCTATTAGTTACTTAGGCAAAAGCATAGGCAGATTCCTTAACAAGATCAAGGTCTAAGGTGCCCTTAGAGGGAATCTCAGGAAGCTCCCTAGCAGATCTCTCAGAGAGCATGTTTAATACATGGTCATGCAGATCCTGAAGGACATCATGATTTTTGTAGGTATCTACAAAGATCTCTCGGACAGTCTTAAAGAGTACTCCAGCATTCCCCGCATGGGTACCATAGGAATCATGGATCATGGCAAACGAATGAATACCCTTAGACACACAAGCATTCACCGTAAGCATCAGATGAGAGGCATCCATAGAGTGAACAAAGTTAGGTGCAATACCTTGTCTCTGTTTTCTCTTGTCGATTGTCCCCGGAATGTCTCTACCAATAGTAGGCCAAAAGATACCCTTAGTATTCTCCAGTTTACCCCCTGTAGTATCCTCAGCACGGATCATAACGGAAGTACCTAAAACTAACTTAACCTGTCTCATCTCAGTCTTATGGTATTCCTGTTTAACAGGGAATCCCGCAGGAGTAACCCAATAGGTAGGCAGTGCATTACCCATAGTATCCGTCTGAGATGCTAACAGTGAAGAAGCATCCTGAAGCCATGTCATAGCTTCTACAGCCTTAACTACAACCTTCTGAACAGAATCCCAAATTAATTTAGCCATGTAGGATGCCGCTTGTTTAGGCTTAGAGAATGCCAAAGGGTTATCCAATACAGCAGGCATGACAGTATCCTCATAGACCTGCTCAGAGAACCCATATTGTTTAGACCCATAGCAAAGAGTCATAACAGAACGCTTAGTAACCTTACGGGTAACCCCATGTTTAAGCCATTCGGTAGCTAAAGACTGTGTGCCCTTCTTAAGATACTCTTCCTTACTCTTAGGGTCTACTACATAGGCATCATCTGTGCCATTCTTAGCATCATCCTTAAGAATCTCATTAACCTTCTCAGCGACAATACCATAGATATCATGTACTTTAGTATCAGGCACAAGGTTTACAGCTGTAGCCCCTACCTCATCTCTGAGCATAGCTGAGTAATGCTGAAGCCCTGAACATGATCCATCAAAAGCTACAGCAATATGAGACTTATATGTAGTACCTTGCTTGAGATATTCAGCCCATTCAAAACAGAAACTCAAGAACTCCCATGGCTCATCCGCAGTAGTCCAATCGAGATTACTTAAAGGATCCTCAGCAATTCTAGAGATTAACTCAGGATTTTCATAGACCCAAAACAGTCTCTCCTCTAAAGGTTTCTTATCAAGACCCCAACAGTTAGCACCATGGAAGGCTAACCATTTAGCCCCATCCTCCCCGAGTTCAACCCCTTCAGCAAACTCCAAAAGCCCCTTAGTGAAGTCATTACCTTGAGGACTCAAAAGGGTCATAGGATAGACACGACCCCTAAAGTCAATACTGTGGGGAAAGTAAATACGATCCTCCTGAAGATATGTTTTGGCCTGCTCTAATACCATGTCTACAAGAAGTCTTTTACCCTTACGGGTATTATCCAGCTGATAATAACGCATCATGTCCTTTCGCCATTTCTTTTGGACTTCAGGATTAGTATCAGCATCGACAGGCCTAATAGGCTTCTCAGGTGCCTCCTTAGTAGGCATATCGAGGGCATCAGGTATATTAGTCCATCCTGAGATCTCTTCAGCTACTCTATAGACTCTCTTATTAATCCTCCATGCTGTGGACTGGATGGCATTAACTGCGCCATAGACCGCAGGCATATCAACATCCATGTAGAAATCTAATGAATGTTTATTAACCTTAATAAATGAATCATCCTTCTGTAACTTTAAGAGATACCCACCATCTACCGGAGTAGTCCAGTCAAGTGGTTTAATTAACATAGGTCTCTTAAAGTACATGAATGATGCTAATTCTTCATCATTCTTCTCTAAGAAGTCTAGGATATATTCATCAATATGGAGCATATAGCTAATGCCCTTCTTGTTGGATACTTTGACGAATCTAGCTAACCCCGTGGATTCTACAAAGAGTTCTATAAACTTTAACCCAATACGTACTAAGTCAGAATTCTGTAGTTTCTCCTCAGGTGCCAATAAGTTTTCATCAATCAATTTACTAGATACAGCCTTATAGAAAGCCTTCTTATAAGACTCCCCAATACGCTTATCTGCCGCAGGCTGAGTATACTTAGGTGCTACAGCTAAGATATTCTTAATTCTTAACTCTTCTCTAATCTTTTGGCCGATACTCTTAGAGATACTAACAAGAGTAAGCCCAAAGACATTTTTAATGGATGCAGAAAGGATAGCCTTAATGGTAATTAAAGACAACTCTTCATCAGTTAAACCCTGCGTATATGTCACTGCTGAGTGTCTCTTACCGGGTTTACCTTTATTGGCATCCTCTCTGAACTTCCTTACTGCCTTCACCATAGGCGCCATAGCTTCAGACATAAGGCGATATGAAGAACCCATTAGGTTACCTTCAGATTTAGCCTTATTTAAATTTGCCTTGAACTTAAATACGGCTATAGTCTTAGATTCTAACTCTAGTTCAATCTCTCGATCTACTATGGATTTATTCCCATAGTAATCATAAAGTTCCTCTAAGGTTTTTTTAAACTGTTCCATCATGAATTAACCTATAGATTATATTTTAAATAATATACTATAAAGATTATTATCTTAAGTATATCCCCTAAAGATTACTTAAAGATACCCTATAGCACCTTTAAGGTATCTTTAGGTATCTTTAGGTATCTTTAGGTATCTTTAGGTAGCTTTTAGGTTCTACCTTTTGTCTCTCCGAAGTGTACAACCAAATAGGGTTTTCCCTAGTATGCCTAGTCTAAGTTATTGTTTGCCTTGAAGATTTTGAAGCATTCAGCAATAGACTTCAATGGGTATGCTTCAAGGGTATACAAGAGATCTAAATACCATGTTGCTTTACGTCTGTCTTCTTCTTCTTGTCCCTTATAGGGTGCC